GATAAAGACAGGCATATCGATGTCGACAGTTGTCGGGGTTGCAAAGCAATTTGACCAATTCGATAAAGGTGCAGAGTCCGTCGCAAAATTAACTCAAGCATTTGGCATGCAATTAAACGCCGTTGATCTACTCAATGCTAGTGATGAAGAGCGTATGCAGATGTTGAAGTCATCCTTTCAGGCGACGGGTAAATCGATCGAAGATCTCAGCAGGCAGGAACGACAGTACCTTGCTGCTAGCGCTGGAATCGCGGAAGGGGATCTGGAACGTGTTTTCGGTGACCAAGCAGGTGCGATCGACGAAACTGCTACAGCTGCTGAGAAAGCTCAGCAAGCGCAAATGGACAGCGCCGATGCATTGAAAGAGATGGCCAAGAGCATTAGATCGATATTTGCACCGGTTCAAACGTTTATGGGTTTCTTCGACTCCTTCTTTAAAGGGTTTAAGAGAGGGTTCACCACAAACAACAGTTTTTTGAAAAAGTTTCAAGCTGCGTTAACCAAGGTATTTAAAATTGGTGAGGAACTCGGCGCATGGTTAAACAAGTTCCTAGGCGAAAGTAAATCCGCCAAAACGGCATTTGATAAGATATTTGATCTTGAGGGACAAATAAGCTTTTTCCAATTGATATCTGATTCGCTCAAAGGCTTATTAACTGGCGAGAAAACATTAACGCAGGTATTCGAGAGTTTTGTTGAACACTTTAAACCTAAGCTAAAAGCAGCTTGGGAGGGTCTCAAGTCGGTGTTCGCGTATATCGGCGAGTTTTTATCTAGTCCAGAAGTCGTTGCTGCATTATCTGAAGGTGCTAGCAAATTAATTGGGATGATCAAGAAGGTATTTGAAAATCCTAAGGTTCAACAGGCCCTCGCGACGATCGGCGCAGTAATTGTTGGTTATATGTTAGGCAAAGCGATTATCAACGGTCTAACAAGCGCATTGGGGAAAGGTGTCGTAAAAGGATTAGCATCAATAATGGGCGGCGGCGGCGGTTCACCTGCTTCTCTTTCTCAAGGCATCGGTGGATTTAGGGGGATTATGGATGCAGTTAATGAAATTAAGTGGAAAACAATCCCCAAGGTCATAGCAATATTAGGCGCCTTAGGCCTGCTAGTAGCCATCGGTATCGTACCATTTGCATACTTACTAGAAGCGGCAGGTAATGCGGTCACCCCCGCCGGTCTTTTAAAAGGAATAGGCGTTTTATTTGCAATGGTAGGTGCCCTGACCGGTATGGCCATTCTCTTCGCAGTTGCTGCAGGCATTGCAATGTTAGCTAGTGGTCCTCAGGTCTTATTTGCTTTGGCAGGGATTGCCGGTGCAATGCTCTTATTACCGGTTATTGGCGCTTTTGGCGTGATCTTGATTAGCTTATTAGGAATGGTCCCGATTGAGAAGACCATGAAGGCAGTCGCACTCTTCGGTGGCATCGCAACTATATTCATAGCTTTGGCTGCATTATTCGTTGCAGCTGCGGTGATCGGGGGGGCTGCAGTTTTAGGAGGTGCATTTCTGGTTAATAAAGGCATGAATGCAATAGAGGGAATTGCTGATAGGATAATGAAGTTTGTACCGCCGATTATGCAAAAGTTGTTTGAATCGACATCCCAATGGTCCGCTGATGAGGTTGATAAGAGAATTGGTACTGTCATCGGTCTGATTGATGCGCTGGCAAATTTTGCCGGTAAATTTGGTGATATTATTGGTCAAGTTGCGGGCATGAATCTTGAAGGTGCTGAGGCCACTGAAGCATTCAAACAGATCGGCCTACTGTTCGAGAAATTAGGCAATACTATGGATAAGTCAATCACGAAGGTTAAGGAACTTGCGCAGGGTATCACGGCAGATCAAATTCCCTCCCTTGAAATAATGGCAACACTCCTCAATTCTTTAGGCGGTGTCATGGGAGGGTTAGGAACGGCAATGGGGGCGTTCAAGACATCCATCACGGAAGTCGGCTATGAGGCAGGATTGACCGGTGTCAGCGCCTCATACACCGACAAAGAAGTATTTCCAGAAATCGAGACGATAGCGGGTATGGTCACCGGAATGCTCGACCCGATGATAGAGATACTATTCGGCGACGGTCGCCATTATGGCCTAATACAGAAACTCGCGGGCATTGATTTGACCGGTGACGAATTAACCAAGGTTGATCGAATTGTGCAGATAATGGAAGGATTATCGAACTCAATGACAAAGTTGGGAGGCGTCGGCGAGAAAGGAAGTAGGGAGGCGAACTATGTTCTGGCGCACCTGGAGAATAACGTGGGGTTCATGATTCAAAATGTCGAGAACATCCACGGAAGACTCCAACGAGGCAACCGCAGAACAAGGCATGTGGGGGGCCTCGCAAACGTTGCACGCCTTGTGGCTGAAGATACCGACCTCATAGCAACGGAGTTGAACAATTTAGGTAACAGTATTAATCTAAAAGCAACAATCGATAAAATTAATACAGGCCTCTCAGTAGGATCCAGCAAAATTAGGCTTGAAGCACAGAAGGTTACGCTCAATGTCGCCTTAGAGGTTAAGCTAGATGCTAATAAATTAGCAGAGGGACTCTCTAAGGAGAATGTTGTCGATAACCAGTTCGTTTTAAAAAGAGCGAACCCAGCATGAGCAACGTAGGTAATTAATATGAGTACTCAAACAGTTTATGAATACATGGTGGAAAACAAGCTCATAGATCATCTTCTTGATGCATGCGAGAATGATGAGCAGCGTGAAGCAACCCGTGCATATGCAAAGGATGTAGCTGCGCAGCTTGATCCCTTTATTAATCAGGTACGCGAAAGGTGTAAGACAGACGAAGACCGTGAAGCTCTTTTGAAAGAAGTCTTGGATTTACGCCAGGGAAAGAAAAATGCCGACTGATCCACCAAAGTCATATACCATTGATGGTACAAAAAACACCCAAGAAGCCGGTGGTACGGGTGGTTTCCGCGAGGGTGATGATCTGACAAAGGGCCTCAAGAAGACTTTAGGTTCTTATCTTTCTGACCTCACAAAGACCGCCCCGACAAGAAATGCATACCCAATCAATAAGGCCATAGAAAACGCACCATCATTTAATAAGCCCGGCGAAAACACCCCTCCCTTTATGGTTGCTGGTAATTCATCAAATCCGGCATTTATCGACGATGTCGCTAAGGATGCTGAAGCATATTTCAATAGTCTTTCACAAGGTGATTACGGTGACGGGGAAGATCCTTTCATTGGTTTGATTAATAAAACACTCCGCGCCGCAGAACATGGCGAAAAACTAGCTGAAATAACCCAGACATCTGATACCAAGGTACAGAAAAAGATTTCTCAGGTGTTAAAGAATAACCGTTTCTCACCAGGTGATGATAGCCCGTTTATTGATGATAAGAATCAAACCAAGTCAGAAAAAATATTTGGTCGAACCCAAAAGGTCTTCGGTGAGTATTATAAAGATGATGGTAACATAAACAAAGCAGTCTCATATACTGAAGACGATCTGAAGGCCATCGCATTCTCATTGTTATTAAGAGCATCAGGACGCCAGGGGGAAGGTGAGGATCCATCAAGTCTTGATGAAGGAAGTATTATCTTTGCAGATTCAGGGGAAGGTGCATCCGCCCTGTTAGGAACAGTCCGGACTGGAAATGAAAAGCTTGGCGAAGGTGCACTTGAGACAGCAAACGCATTTAACGCCTCGACCGGTAAGAAATTGACCCGAGGAAGTCTTTCAAACACTGACATAATAGATCCTGAGATTGCAGCAAATGCGGGTTGGAGTAATTTTAACGTTCCTGGAGGATCATATGGGCAAATGTATAACCACTTGGAATATTTTGCACCATTCGGCGCTTATTCACCATCTCCAATGTCGTTATTAATACCCCAATTTGTGACCATCGCAGCCTCGACCGCCGCTGTAGGATTAATCTTTGGATTAATACTCGGCGTCGCAAACATCGGCGCAGATCCGATCCCGGCAGATGGAAGTGTACCATTACCACTTGGCGTTAGCAGAAAAGAAGCGGGAAACTTTGGCGGAGGCTGGCTACCATCTACGGTCAGCATCCAGCGCATGTTGGGCATTCCTACTACTGAGAATTCGTTTCTTACGGCTTCGCTCATAGGGTTAGTATGGTTTCAGGTGTCTGCACTCTTTGGTGGGGCAGGCTTGGTAACGTCCGTCCAGAGATCCGTTGCACGTGATACTGTAGAATTTATGGATACACTCAGTGAGTTTGGTGCAGGAGGATCAGTTCTTAACTCCATCGGCATAATTATCGATTCATTATTAAATTCAAAGTTCTTTCGCTTTACCGTGGTGATGGCATCTTTTGGCGATAAGATACAGATAACGTGGAAAAATAAGGGCGGTGGATTTTACAATGCCGGGGAATTCGTAAAGAACGTTGATGATCTTCCTCTCCGCCCTGTCAATAGAATTAAGAAAAGTCGCCACACCAAAGGTAAGACAGGCTTGGTTTGGGGTGCTGGTTCACCCGGGGCATCAAGCTATATCTTACCTCAGTCCTTTCTTGCCGCCGTTAAGACAGACTCCATTGGGCTGGGGTCTGGATGGGAAAATGGCGCCAGGTCAAATAAAAGCTTGAACAAGAAACTTTCGACTCCCGGGAGACAGAAGCCTAATACTCTCGGTGATAGCCCCGACCACTACCTACCGGAAGGTACCCGTTTACCTGCAGACTTTGTCGAAGAGATGGAAAATCGTCTGGAGTCTGAGTATGTTCCTTTCTATTTTCATGATTTACGAACGAATGAAATAGTGGCTTTCAACGCATTCTTAACGAACGTATCGGATGCTTATTCCCCATCATGGTCTCAACAGACGGGAATTGGTAGGGTTGAACCTGCACAGATATATGGCGGAACAACCCGCACAATTGGGGTCGACTTTGTCATCGCCTCGACTGGCAAAGAAGACTTTGATGAGATGTGGTTTAAGATCAATAAGTTAACCACACTGGTGTATCCTCAATTCTCAAAAGGTAGAACCCTTAGTTCTGGTGATCACGTAAAATTCATTCAGCCATTTTCCCAAGTGCAAACTGCGTCCCCGCTTATTCGCATTCGATTAGGCGACTTGTTTAAATCAAATTATTCGAAATTTTCCCTTGCAAGACTTTTTGGACTGGGACAATCTTCCAGCGATTTTTATGTTGATCCATCTGGGGAGACAGGCATCACCACAGTGGAGGAGACGTACGATTACGATGAATCTTTCAAAAAAGTTAACTCACGTGTTGAAGATGAAGGTTATAGAATAGGCGATCAGGTCCGGATTCTTCCAGGAACGAGCTTACTTGTGGCGGGCATAAACTTCAGTGGACCTGCCGCGGAAAAGTTCTTGGGATTTACAGGGACGGTTATGCTCGTTAATAATCCACCCATGGCGGCTGGCACAGATGGATCCAGCAGCGCAGCCCAAACCGCTGTAGCCAGTTCCGGGGTCAGCTCTGACTGGTCCGACGATCAAATCGATTCAGCGCAAACATATACAATCAGTCTTGATAAGGAAGGTGTCGACTACATTAATGACTTTGGCGATATCAATCCTCCCGAGCCGATGCTTACAACGAATATTGCCCGAGGCCGTTTGAAGTTGAAAAAGGAGTGGCTCGAAACGTTGGCGGAATTTGAGCGAGGGGAAGTCCCTAATCCGTTCGCACCACCACCTGGCGAGGCTGAGGAGATCTTCTTTTCATCAAAAAATAATGCGGTTGTCCGTAGCTTCGAATCGTCACGAGGCAGGGGCATCGCCGGCGCAATCACCAGTATGAACTTTGACTGGAACAAGGCGACTTGGGAAACAGATATAGGAAGTAAGGCGCCTAAGTTCTGTACGGTCTCGATCCAGTTTTCTCCGGTCCATGACATCACGCCAGGCCTGGATTCAGATGGATTCAACCGCGCACCGATTTATAACGCCGGTTTGGTTATGAATGGAATCGCCGGTGATGTATATGGACCCTATGACGAAATCGGTAATGCCATCGTGTCCCTTGGCGCGGACCTGGAAGAGAAAGACGAACCATGATCCATCGCTACGCAAACACAAGGAAAATAAGGGGTGGCTCCGCGCTGGGAACACCTAAGGCAGTGCGCGCGATCGCAAAAGCCGTACGGGAAAATCGTATCACCTTGCGTAGCAGGCTTCTAAAAGAAGGTGAGCGCCTTGACACAATCGCAGGTATCGAACTTGGTGATGCAAGGATGTGGTGGATCATCGCTGCATGTAGCGGGATAGGTTGGGCGCTTCAAGCACCTCCAGGAACGCTCATAAAAATTCCGATTTATATGTCGGAAATAAAGAAGTTTACTGGGTGATGAATGTCTAACGAGGGTTTCACATTCTCATCTCTAGGTTCTGAGTTAGCTTGGTTCTTTGGTGGATCCAGTCTACCACCTGGAGAGTACGAAGCAGGTGATAAGAGAGGACTGGGCGGTGTCGAGCGTGCCCTTGTCAACGGCCCACTCCAAATGTTACAGGGTGGTAATATTGGTGCACCCAGCGCCCATGTAATCCAAGATACCCTCGCCGCTCTCACCCCCCGCACAACAGATCCTTGGCTTGAATCAGCAGCAGATCTTGAACGGCTGGCAGTCGTACAAAGCATTATTTCAATATTTGGTTTGGCGTTTTCCGATGCTAGAGTCTGGAACAAGTCGTCGATGACGGAGCGAGTTGGCTCGAAGGTGAACTCCGAAAGTCTGGGTCTTACCAGTGACCAATCCGCGTTCAACTTTGAGCCAACAAAAGCAAACCCATTGCTTACAGCCTTTCAGATCTTTCCAATCGAATTAGCATTCAGCAATAGACATGCTGATGACTTGGACGTTTGGTTCAACGGCATTCCGAACGTCGAATTGTCTCGTTGTATACCCTATTTTGATTTTGCCGTTATTTCGTCTAATAAACCTGTCGGCAATGACGGTAAGCCGCAGGGTTTAAGCCAGCATCTTTTCTTATCACCGAATGATAAATTAACCAAAGAGGATCAGGTTCTTGCCGAGGGGTCCCCATCAGGTGCAGATGCAGATGCCTCCTCAACTTTCGCGGGGATGGAATTGTTTACGTCACCTCAAACGCTGGTCAATGCTGACGAAAAATATTTTGATCTAGGTGATGAATCTGACGAGGGTGGGGCTGGAATTGCGATCCTAGATCAGTTCCGTCCTTTTATGACTTTAAAGAGCTTCTCAGTTAACATTCAACCTGCATTTGGAATGGCATCTTTTAAGACTGCTAAATTATCACTGACGTTGCACGACAGGAGTCGGTTATCACAGATCTCAGCGCTCGTCCGACCTGATATGTACGGTACAACTGAACTGAGCGTTGAATACGGTTGGTCTCATCCGGATGCCATAAACTCGCCTGGAACGAATCCCATCGGTGATTTTTTAAACCGCCAACGAACGAAAGAAAAATATCGGATCATAAATTCAAGCTTCAATTTCACTGATGACGGCCAGGCGGAAATTTCACTTGAACTTTCAATGAAAGGCTCTACTGAACTTTATACTGAGTCGACAACGAATGGCGAGGGCTGGGCGGATGCGATGAAGGCTTTTTCTATGCTAACTGATACGCTATCAAATGTATTTAAAGAAATCCGAGGATCAGGTGCTGTTCTAGAAGATGTAGTGGGAAAAACAATTCTTAAAGCCGGATCATCTTCAGCAGCAATGAAAATGTCTGAAGAAGACTTGAAAAAGATTAAAGAATGGGTAGACAGTAAAACAGAAACGGACAACACCTCATATGTTGGAAAGATTGCCTCAACGTTACAAAAGCTATATGGCACGGATATAGATAATACGGATGGAGCACTTCAAGACCTTGATGCTAAAGCAAAGTCGCTATACAACAAAAAAATTACTATCCTTAAGAATGGCGAAGACGCCTGGTGGAGCCGGTATCCATTACCCGGTATCTCAACCGCTCACAGCTATGTTCCCCCCGTTGAGTACTGCTCTTTAGGCAAGATTCTAATGACGTTTGTGGGTAAGCCCCTAAGGTCATCTGGCAATTTTGATGAGATACAGTTTGTTTTTTATGCGTTCAACCGCTTAGCAGGTTATGTTCGTCACCATAATATCGCACAGTTTCCAATTAAAATTTCAACTTTCGAGAAGCTCTATAACGAAAAGTTTGAACCAACGTATGACACAAGCCTTGCAAGCTTTATCAGTTTCATCAATAAAGAATTCATTCAAAATGTATTCAATTCCGGTGTTTATCAATTGAACGAATTATACAAGGAAGAAACAGATGATGATGGCAACAAAACAGGCAAATTTATCATCAAGCCTAAATATAATGAGAGCCCTAAATTATTGACTAGCGACAAAGCCGCGGCACTTGCGAACGCGTATCCCCCTGGTCATCCAATAGAGTTTGTAAAACCTCAGCTTGAGATGGCGTTTGAATGTTTACCAGGAGCCGTACCGAGCAAAGATAATGATGAAGTCTTTGTTGTTGATCAAAATAAGACTATTCTTCGTGTCTATATTCACGATAAAGCTGCATCTGCCAATAACCCACAGTCAACAGTGTTAAACTCATTATCAAAAAGTAATTTTCAGGTTCTGGCAGGGAATGAGGGTGTTGAACCAGCGCCGACAGCTGCCGACATCGAGCTGTGGGGCAATCAGGTATATTCTGCTCGTCACGGTGCAAGGCTTCATAAAATATATAGCCAACTCATCGATCAAGGTCTTTTAACAGACATCAACAGTGTAAAAATAACAGGGCTTAGTCACGATGGTAAACCAATAACTACGGAAGTCGAGAACAAAACGACTGTTAACGCCACCGCCGGCCGGCTTAAGGCATTTCTTAAGACTACGGTACCGTCATGTACCATCGGTACGGCAGGAAATCCGGTTTTAAACGCGAACTTATCAAGTATGAATGACGCTGCCTTAGCGTCGATCAGGTTATCTGCAGCAACGAAACAAGGGAAGGGATCCATTTCGGGCAATGCTGATGATGGATTTCCTACATTCGTTCAACCGGTAGCGTTGACGACTGAGATGCTTGGAATGCCTCTGCTAGCGTATGGGACGGAAATGTTCTTTGATTTTAATACAAATACGAACGTTGATAATTTTTATCTTCTTACCGGTGTTTCTCATACGATTGATCCAGGTAACTTTACAACGAATGCGACGTGGACATATGTAGATGGTTTCGAGAAATTCCGCGCATTGAATACTGAGGTCGAGCGTCAGATGATTCTTGCTGCTATTCTACACAGCATGGTGGAACCCAGCGGAGCAGAGTACCATCAAGCGGCGGACGGGTGGGCGGTTTTGGCGGAAGAGGAGTTAAAAGAAGCGTTAGAGACGGGCGCAACAATTAAGATTGATGTCACCCCGGAAGCCAGTTCTCAATAGTGTAATGTAAAACATCATTTAATCCGTTAGAATCCTTTATGAAGTTTTGTATCCTAGGATCAGCGCTCGGCACCAGCGATCATCTAGTTTTTGATAATGATCATTTTTCGTGGGTTCACTCCAAACCTGACGATATCTTATGTTTGGGCGATACAAATAAGCTCACATCATTAGATTATGTGGCAAAGCTATTTCGGGTTGATGTTCCGACTTTTGCATCTTTACCTCATGCAAAGTTTTTTAATAAGATCGGTATGGGTTTGAGTGATGTACATTGGCAACACGTATTAGATCCGGTCACGTATCAAGGCACAGTTAAGAAGGTTGTCGAGTGTACACAACATGTCGTAGATGCACTCGAGGGATCCGGGTATAGTTCTACGTTGGTAAAAAGGTTGGAGCTACTTCACGGGCTTGAGAGAGCATGGATTGATAAAAGAAAGTATAGTCATTGTCTAAACATTGAGTCCGATACCACCCAGATCTCAAATCTACGTTCTTTCCAGCCAGATGATCAAGGGTTTGCTAACAATGTACAGTATGATGGTGTTGAAACATCCACTGGCAGAATGAAGATAGTTTCAGGTCCTAGAATTTTAACATTAAGAAAAGAGAATCGATCAATTATTGGATCAGCATATGGAGATGCCGGTGAAATAATCTCTATTGACTATGCTAGCTTGGAGCCTCGGGTAGCGCTAGCACTAAATGGCATTACACCTGAGGGTGATTTATACGAGTGGATAGATGCCGAAGTTTTTAATGGAGACCTGGGCAGATCAAAGGTAAAAATCTTAACACTTTCAATTATTTATGGAATGTCGTTACACTCTGCTAGAAGTGGATATGGCAATGTTTCAGTATCACAAAAAAAGAAGCTACGATCATTATTTTCAGTTGATGAAACGACAAATCGACTTTTGTCTATTCCTGAGGATGAGCTTAGAAATTACTTTGGTCGGCCTATCTTCCCCAGTAGTCGTGAAAATGTCTTCAATGCGTTCATTCAAAGCACTGCTGTTGATACCGCAACACTAGGATTTCTAGAAGTAATATCAAGACTTAAGGCTGCTGGTGAATGCCGTCCATTGTTTTTAATTCATGATGAGATCATATGTGATGTATCTAATGAGGTTTCAAGCAATGCCAAGAAGATATTTAATGATGGAATTAAAATCAACTTCAATGATAAGGTGATAGACTTTCCTGTTACTGTGGAGAAAATCAGTGTTAAATGTAACCGACAATAAAGTTTATGATATGCTTTTCGAACGAGAAGATAAAGAATTAAATGTCCCAAAAATTCCTAATAGGATTGTTTCGAGCTTTCGTGGCGCACCTAGAAAGGATCTAAAGTTAGCAGATCCAAAAGAGGTCTTTAAAAGACTAGGGATTAAGTCTAGCTTTACCAGTGAATCGGCTGCTGAGGCAGTTCGAGATTTAATTAATGCCGCACGTCGTCATGACACAATTCAGATCGCATACGGCGATACAACAATGGTTCAAGACAATGAGGGAAAAAAGGGTACCCTTATTGCTTTCAAACAGTTGGATCCTAAAAACGGTACACAGTACATGAGGATTTTATTGATTAATGCAATCGCGGTTGGTGCACTTCGAACAAACGATGACCTCCGCGCTCAACATGTTGGCGGTTATGTATTGGTTTATCCAACAAAGGGTGGAAAACCAAGCTGGTCCGGACCGGTAAAACCTGCTGGTAAAAAGAAAGAAGCCGTGTAAACTCCTGACGTTATCGTTATGATAGGTCATAGGGGTGAATATGGAAATAGAAGAGCTATGGGCTAAGTATAACAACTTATTGTTATCAACGTTTGAGGGCGAAGATTGCCATGATAACGTGAAAGAGATGTTGGATAAGCTTGGTGAGCGTCTTATTTTGACACCATCAAGTCGTTTCATTCATGAGCCTGGTTGTTGTCCTGGTGGGATGATTAATCTTGCCTTACAAACTGCGTCTAAAGCAGTGCGCCTTATTGAGGCATATGATATGCAGTTTGGTCCAACTAAACGAAGCGCCATTAAGGTCGCTTTACTTCATGACCTAGGTAAGGTTGGTGATTTACGCCTCGATCATTTTATTCCCCAAGATAGCGATTGGCATAGAGAGAAGCAAGGTGCTCATTATAAATTAAATGATCTTAAGGGTCTACAGAGAATGACGATTTCTCACCGCACACTTTATCTTCTACAACATTTCGGAATTAAATTGGATCAACAAGAGTGGCTGGGAATTCAACTAGCACAAGGTTTTCATTTTGAAGAGAACCGATGGTATGTCCATGGTGAGCCTGAACTTGCGATGATTATTCAACATGCAAAACATGTTGTTTCACGCTCATTTTGGAGTAATAACTCAAGCTCTAGAGCCTAGTTATACAAGCGCATGAAGAACAATAAAAACATCAATCAATTGATTAACGAATTTGTTGCCGCATGTCTAAAGTGTGCTAATGAAGAACTCATTGATGAGGATGAAGAGTACACCACAGACACACAGGAAGAAGTCAGTGCTGGGGGCGTAGCAGGTGTTACAACACCCCTCGGTACCGGACCGACATATCCTCGTGTGCGTAGGCGTAAAAAGAAAAAAAATAACTGAACATTTAATAAATTTATATTATATTTGTCTAGGCATTAAGCCTAAGCAATTTTAAAAATTAATCATTAGGAGATTAAAAGATGGCAATTGACTTTGACGCAATTAGAAAGAAGCTGAATCAGCTAAACGGAAATAACAGTCGCAGAAACATGATGTGGCGCCCTGAAGAAGGCGAGACGGCATCTGTTCGACTTATTTCATTCCCAGATAATGACGGACAGCCCTTTAAGGAACGTTGGTTCTATTATAATGTTGGGAATAATCCTGGGTTGCTGACCCCACACCAATTTGGTAATGATGATCCTGTTCAGGAGCTTATTAACAAACTTCGGGCTGATAACAGCGAGACCCAAAAGGAATCTTATGAGCTTGCAAAGAAGCTCTATCCAAAGATGAGAAGTTATGCCCTCGTTGTTGTTCGAGGCGAGGAAGAGAAAGGTGTTCGTATCTGGTCCTTCGGTAAAACAGTTTACCAGGATTTGCTAAACATTATGCTCGATGAAGATTATGGCGACATTACAGATCCTCTTGAGGGTCGTGATGTTAAGGTTGAGTGTGTTAAGCAGCCCGGTCGTAAGTGGGCAATGACTTCTGTTCGTCCTCGACCAAAGTCAACCCCGCTGTCTGAGGATTCTGCAAAGGCAAAAGAGTGGCTAGACAATACGCCTAATCTAGATGAAATGTATAGTTGTAAGTCATACGACGAGCTTGAGAAGATTATTAATGACTGGCTAAATGATGGCGCACCAACTGAGAACACGTTCGGCAGTAACAACAAGCCTGCCGCAACATCTTCAGCTCCATCCGCACCAGCGTCCAATACAAAGTACAAAGATTTGGATGACGCGTTTGCAGATCTCTCAAACTTTTAGAAGTAAAGAGATAATTATGCGAGGAGGGGTTCCCTCCTCGCATTGGTTCGTGTAATGGAAAAGCTTAAGAAAAATAGACGAGGTGGTGCTGCTATTGAGTTTGCACTGCTTTTACCTGTTATGATGTCAATTCTACTTGGCATTATGGAGTATGGACTTTATTTTAATGAAAGACAACTACTCCAGAATATCTTAAATGAGACATGTGGAGAAACATTTTACACGGATGCAGAAGAGATCTTCATTGGCCACTATGATACATGCTGGGGATGTGACATTAATCTAGCTGATAATGACACATTTTATTTTTGCACACTTGATAAGGAGCACAACCAATACACTGGGTACTTTCCTCCTGGAATGATTCCCGCTAAGATTGTGTTGGAATCAGTGAGGCGAAAGACAGAAGAGCAAATAGAGGCCGAAGCAGGTTATTAATTCTGAAATTATCTTAACTCTTTCATGAACAGTGTGCAATTACACTGTATTTTTATATGAGGGTAAAGATGGCAAAAAACAAAAACGAAAATGATTTTACCGCTGATCTAATTCAGCAATTAAACAAAGAGTGTGGCACACGTGTCGCATATAACTTATCTACAGATGATTCTCCAACCCATGTTAATCGATGGATTGGCACAGGCTCTAGACAGCTTGATGCAATTATTGCAAACAGGGCTAATGGGGGCTTTCCTGAAGGTCGTATAGTCGAGATCTTTGGTCCCCCATCAATCGGAAAATCGCATATTGCAATTCAGATTGCAAAAAGTACACAAGATATGGGCGGGATTGTTGTGTACATCGATACCGAGAACGCAACCAGTGTAGAGAACCTCCAGTTACTAGGTGTGAATATTAAACAGCGCTTTGTGTATGTTGATACTCACTGTACTGAAGAGGTATTGTCCATTGCAGAGGCCACAATCATGAAGGCTCGTGCAATGCAGAAAGATGTTCCGATTACAATTATCTGGGATTCAGTCGCGGCCTCATCACCAAAGGCAGAGTTGATAGGTGACTATGATAAGGAATCCATTGGCCTACAGGCTCGAGCAATCTCGAAAGGCATGCGGAAGATTAATGGCATCATCGCAAATCAAAAAGTATTATTCGTATGTCTTAACCAGATTCGTATGAAAATTGGTGTATTATACGGAGATCCTACAACAACGCCTGGAGGGAAGGCAATCCCATTTCACTCGTCAGTTCGTGTCAAACTCGGCGCTGGCAAGCCTATTGAGAATTCGAATAAGGAAGTAATTGGAATTAACGTTAGTGCAAAGACGATTAAGAATAAAGTTGCCCCTCCATTCAGGACTGTTAAGTTTCAAATTCATTTTGGCAAAGGCATCGTTGAGCATGAAGAACTTTTTGATGAGTTAAGGAAGGCTGATGCAGTCGAGCATGAAGGCAAAACGATTTCAGTCGAAGGCACGGGTGCATGGAAACGATTCTCTGTTACCGATAAGAAGGGTAATGCTATTATTGAGAAGAAGTTTTATAAAACAGATTTTTGCGACGTCTTAGAGGATCCAGAATATAAACCGTATCTGGATCAATTGATTGAGGCAACATACGTTCGCAGGTCAGAAATGGATATCGATGCAGAATCTTATGAAGAGATTCGTGCATTATCGATGGAGATGGAAGACGACTTCGTGTCACCGGAGTAAAGATGATTCTGTTGGTTGACGGCCTAAACATGTTTATGCGTCACTATGCCGCGAATCCCTCAATGACAAATAACGGTGATCCTGCCGGAGGCGTTGTTGGTTTTTTACGAGGCATAGGGAATCTATGTAGGCAGTTTAACCCCAAGCAGGTACATGTATTTTGGGAAGGTGGAGGAAGTCTCCGCCGGCGGGCAATATACAGCGATTATAAACAGGGCAGAAAGCCTCAAAAGTTTAACAGGTATTATGAAGATGATATACCAGATACTTCTTCGAACCGAATCGGTCAAGTTGCATTTCTAACAAAATGCCTAAGAAACCTCCCTGTGTACCAACATTACGTTAAGGATTGTGAGGCAGATGATGTAATAGGCTATTGTGCAAGATATAAGTTCAAAAATGATGAGCTCATGATAGTATCAAGCGATAAAGATTTTTATCAACTCGTCGATAATAGAGTGACAATTTGGTCACCAGGACAAAAAAGAAGGATAACTGTTGAAGATGTACTTGAAAAATTGCATGTTCATCCAAATAATGTTGCACTAGCTAGAGCCTGTGTAGGAGATTCTAGTGATAACATTAACGGTGTTAAGGGAGTAGGGTTAAAGACAATGGCAAAAAGATTCGCTGTCCTACAAACTGAAGAACAAGTGTTACCCGATCTCCTATTTACAGAGTGTGAGCAGTTACAAGAAACTTCAAGGGTGCGTATTTATCAAGATATAATTGATAATAAAGATCTCATTAAGCGTAATTTAAAACTTATGTGTCTCGATATTTCCAATCTCGCAGCGACACAAATTCAACAAATTGAAGGAAGTTTAGAAATTAATGAGAAAAAATATGACAAATTGTCGTTTTTAAGAAGTCTTCGTAAGTTTGGGCTTATAAACTTTGACCCAAGTTCGTTATTTTTATCCATGAATATTTTGAATAAACGGTGAGTGATGCAAGAAGTGGCAGTTGATTTAACGGGAAACGTATCATGTTTTTCACAATACGGTAAACCATATCAAGAAAAGATATTTCAGGGTCTATTGATGGATCGTGAGTGGGCATCGCAGATGTATGAAGTTATGCTGCCTACCTTTTTTGAGTTGAATTACCTGAAGTATCTCACCCGCTTGTACTTCAGATATTACGAGCAATATAAGGCATTTCCAACCCTTCAGCTTTTGATTAGCATAATCAGGGAAGACCTATCAGAGGGTCAGGATATTATCTTGCGTGATCAGATTGTGGAGTTCTTGCATCGCCTAAAATCAAATCCTCATCCAGGAGATATTGGCTACGTTAAGGATAAGGCACTTGACTTTTGTAAGCGTCAAGCATTTAAAGATGCTTTGCATAAAGCAGTAGAGCTTATTCAGACTGATAAGTTTGATAGTGTTATTAGCTTGATGAAAGATGCAGTCTCGATTGGTATGCCTCATTCAATTGGCCATGATTTTCATGAAGATATTGAGGCTCGGTTTGTGAAAGCACATCGTATTCCATGCCCAACCGGCCTGCCTCGCATCGACGCTCCTGATATTCTTGATGGTGGACTGGGTCGTGGCGAGATCGGTGTCGTAACGGCGAATACTGGCGTCGGTAAGTCACACTACTTGGTCGCAATGGGTGCTAATGCATTAAGAAGTGGCAAAAATGTTTTGCATTATACTTTTGAGCTAACAGAGACAGCAGTCGGTAGAAGATATGATTCAAATTTGACCAACATCGATATTAATGATTTGATGTCATCAAAGAAAAAAGTTCTAGATTTTTATGAAAAAGAAGAGCTTGGTAGGCTGATCATCAAAGAATATCCAACCGGTGCAGCATCTGTTATAACAATTCGAAATCATATTGAAAAATTATCTTTAAAGGGATTTAAACCCAGTTTAATTGTTGTCGACTATGCTGATATTATGAAATCCACAAAAGCATATGATTCTTTACGTCATGAACTAAAGCTTGTATACGAGGAGCTGCGAAATCTTGCAATGGAAATAAACATCCCTGTATGGACTGCAAGCCAGGCAAATAGAGATTCAGCAAATTCAGATATTGTAGGCCTTGAAAATATGTCCGAAGCATACGGCAAGGCAATGGTTGCAGATGTGGTTATTTCTATCTCCAGGAAAGCAATGGAGAAGGCAACCGGCCACGGGCGCCTCTACGTCGCGAAGAATCGAGCAGGAAGAGATGGCATTTTATTTCCAATGCTCATTAACACCGCGCAATCTCGAATTACATTATTAGATGAATCAGAACTAACGCTGAATGAAGCAGTCGGCCAAGACAGCAGTTCTGCAAAAGAGCTATTAAGAGCCAAGTGGCGTGAAGTATCCAAAAAGTTAGAGTAGGAACAACAACAAATGATTAAAGATCTTACGGTCGCTGATTCTTATGAATCAAGTCTGGTTTATTTTGATGGTGATGAATTAGCTGCCAATGTTTTTTCAGGAAAATATGCACTCCCAAATGGCAAAGGAGGCGTAGAGGAATTAACTCCTGATGACATGCATCGAAGATTGGCAGGCGAGTTTGCTAGGATAGAAACGAAGTACCCTAATCCAATGAGCGAAGATGAAATATACGAGCTACTAGCAGAGTGGACAATTGTGCCTCAGGGATCACCGCTTAGCGGCATTGGGAATAAGGCACAAGTTCAAAGCTTATCAAATTGTTTTGTCGTTGCCCCGCCTGAAGACTCATATGGTGGTATTTTATTTACTGATCAGGAACAAGTTCAGATCATGAAGCGTCGTGGAGGCGTCGGCTTTGATGTAAGCAATATTCGTCCAAAAAGTTTGCCTACTGCAAATGCGGCTCGTACAACTGATGGCATCGCTGTTTTTATGGATAGATTTTCCAATTCTTGTCGCGAGGTCGCACAAGGAGGAAGGCGAGGGGCATTGATGATTACAATTGATTGTCGGCATCCAGAGATCGAAACGTTTATTGATATTAAACGAGATAGAAAAAAGGTGACAGGCGCCAACATATCAGTTCGCTTTAATGACGAGTTTATGCAGTGTGTTGAGAATAACGAAGACTATGATCTCCGTTGGCCTGTTGAATCAAGCGTTGAAGATGCATCTCTTGTTAAGACGGTTAATGCTCGTGATGTATGGGAAAAATTTATTGATGCTGCGTGGGAATGTGCAGAACCTGGTGCATTATTTTGGGATCATATAGTAAGTGGAAGTCCTGCTGATTGCTATGCTGAAGATGGATATAAGACAATTTCGACAAATCCGTGTGCCGAAATCCCTCTTTCTGCTTATGATAGTTGCCGACTAATGGTTGTTAACTTAACAAACTTTGTAGAGAATCCGTACACTGAATCAGCTAGTTTCAATCTGGTGAAGTTTCGCAGCGTTGTTATGAAAGCCCAGAGATTAATGGATGATCTTATCGATTTAGAAACTGAATCAGTCGATCGCATTTTAAGTAAGATAAAGAAAGATCCTGAGTCAAAGCATGTAAAAAGTATTGAAGTTGATCTGTGGAAGAAGATTAGAAAAGCAACATTAGGAGGCAGAAGAACCGGCCTCGGCATAACGGGCCTAGGCGATGCACTAGCCGCGATCAATCTTAGGTACGGTTCAGATATGTCAGTTAATGCAACAGCGGAAATATACAGGGAGCTAGCTATTGGCGCATATTCATCGTCAATTCAAATGGCATCTGAACGTGGGGCATTTGAGGTTTATGATCACCAAAAGGAGGAGAATCATGAATATCTTGAGCGCATTTATAAAAACTTACCAAAAGACATTGACAAATTACGAAAAAAGCATGGGCGAAGAAATATCGCGCTATTAACAACAGCACCGGTTGGATCTGTGTCATGCCTTACGCAGTCAACATCTGGAATTGAGCCGGCGTATTTGTTAAGCTATACACGCAGAAAAAAGATTGTGGAGCATGACGCTGATACACGCGTCGATTTTATTGATGATATGGGAGATAAGTGGCAGGAGTTTACTGTTTACCATCATGGCGTAAAACAGTGGATGGAAGTAACGGGCAAAAATGAAATTGATGAAACGTGTCCATACTGGGGAGCGACTAGCAAAGAGATTGATTGGGTAAAGTCTGTCGAAATTCAAGCTGCAGCGCAAAAGTGGGTTTGTCATGGTATTTCAAAAACGTGTAACTTACCAGAAGATGTTGACAAGGACATCGTTTCTAAAGTGTATATGAAAGCATGGAAAGACGGGTGCAAAGGCTTTACGGTTTATAGGGAAGGATCTCGGACCGGAGTCCTTATCTCCGCAGAAGATAACACCAGGGTTGATGATCGGTCTAAAATAGAGTTTAAAGTACATCCAGCCCCTAAGCGTCCGGATGCCATGGCATGTGAGATTCAACATGCAACGATTAAGGGAGAAAGGTGGACAATTCTTGTCGGACTATTGGATGGGCGCCCATACGAGGTCTTGGGCGGTCTTGCTGAGTTTGTCGAAATTCCGTCCAAGTATTCAAGTGGCTGGATTAAAAAGCGTTCCAGAAAGACGCGTAATAGCATCTATGATTTAATTTTTGGGGAGAATGGAGATGAGGTAACGATCAAAGATATTGTTCGTCTCTTTGATAATCCAAACTATGCCGGCTTTACTAGAATGATTTCTCTTGCGTTAAGACACGGCGCACCTATTCATTATGTCGTTGAGCAATTACAGAAAGATCGCGATGCAGATCTTTTTAGTTTTGCAAAGGTTGTGTCTCGCGTATTGAAGAAGTATATTAAGAATGGTACAAAGCCAGGCGGGGGCGCATGTCCAGGATGTGGCGAAGATGCCCTAACATACCAGGAGGGATGTGTTACATGTCTCGCTTGTGGTTATGGAAAGTGTGGGTAGCTTATTGCAATTATCGTAATATTTATACGTAATGGCTACACAAAAACAAATAGACTATAATCGTAAAACATCAAAGGATCTGGGGTGGCAACCGTCATGGTTTGGCGCTTCTGATTTTGATGATGTTCTAATCAGCAACATTGTTCAATTTCAAGTTGAGCACCGCATTACAGCAGATGGATATTGCGGGCCCAGCACTTATCGGCGACTGTATACGGATCGTATGTCAAAGATGGATGACTTTGATCCCGGACCAAGTTGCCATAGAGACAGCATTGTTTATAATGGCGAATTTTATCCAATTAAGTGGAACAAGGTAGTTCACTGGTTTGATAAAGATGGGCTCGGCATCATTGATGGCGCATATACATCATATGCTGGAAAAGAGAAAAGACCAATTAAGATGTTTGTAAATCATTGGGATGTGTGTTTAAGCTCTGAGTCTTGTGTGGACATCCTGAATAGACGCAAGGTTTCAGTACAATTTTGTATTGACAATGATGGCACAATATATCAAACAATGGATATGCAGCACGCTGCATGGCACGCTGGAAATAGTAAAGTTAATCATTCAAGCGTTGGGGTTGAAATATCCAATGCCTATTACCTAAAATATCAAGATACGTACGTCTCTAGAGGGTTCGGCGAAAGGCCCATAATTAGTGGAGCAAAGGTCCACGGAAGTAAGCTCGAAGATTTTCTTGGGTTTTATCCTGTTCAGTTGGATGCCCTAGCCGCCCTATGGGAAGCGATACATGCTTGTACGGATACTCCGTTTGAGCTACCCAAGGAAGATTATGTGGTTTCGCCAAGTGTCGTTACTGGTGATTTTGCTGGATTTCTAAATCATTATCATGTAACTGCACGTAAAATTGATTGTGCATGTCTTGATAACCAAAAAGTCTTGGATGCAGCAACGGATTTATCGTGAAGTCTATAAAAAAGTTTTTCCACAATATGAGAAATATTCTCATCTATTCGGACAGCGAGCTTTTAGAGCTTGCGATTTGTTCGGTATTATTATTTATTAATCCTGGACGCCCTCAACATGTTCCTCCAGTGTGGTGCTTATTAGGGATTACTGCAGCCATGGTCATCTTATATGGTCTTGGCTCTAAGAGCCTACGTCTTCGGGAGAATGGTTTATTGCTGGCTTTAGTTAATCTTACTGCGATTAATTTTATGCACTTTCGTCATGATGTCATGGAGGTAACTTATGTTGTGCAAAACATAATCGTTGCATATGCATGGTGGAAGATTGGTAAGCAGAGACTTACAAAGAGCTTAAGAAAGGGTTGTGACCGTGGAACAAAGTGATATTATAACACTATTGATTGCAGTAATCGGTACATTAGGTGGCGCCGGCGCATGGCAATACTATCAAAAAAAGCTTGAGATTAGAACAAACCTGGAAGAAAAGCAACGTGGTGAACAACACATTTATCGTGATGATCTTCGTGAAAGGGTCGCAGTGTTAGAGAGCAAATTGGAAGATGAGCGAAAAGGGCGAGATGAACTTATGGAAAAGTTCACGAAGCTCACAGAAGAAACTGCTGCACTAAGGGTTGAGGTTCAGTTTTTAAGAGAAGAGCGTGATAAGTTGCAAGAGCTTGTAGATACAATGACCGGCTCACATGGAAATTCATGATGAAATATTTGAAAGTTGGAATCGCTGGTGTGATTTTAAATGTAATTTCATCGCTAGCTCAAACGTCATTTGGTTCTGAGTCAGAGACTGATGCAATAGTAACGGATTTTCTACAGTCATCACCGACCTGGCTACTTACGGCTTTTTATTGTTTATTAATCATTGCCGTTCCCTTCATTGAAGAAGTCGTTTTTCGTGGAGGTTTGTGGAAGTTAATTTCTCGTTTTGGAAATGATAAGGTCGCAGCAGTTTTAGTCGCATTGATATTTTCTTTTTTACATTCATGGGAAGCAGCGTTTTTTTTACTACCCTTCTCTGTATATTTGAGTTATTTAAGATACAATCACGGGAATATTTGGCATGGTGTTGTTGCACATATTTGCTTTAATGCCACTGCATTGACCTTGCTTCCGAGATTATTTTAAATTATGTAATTCCTTTCTTTGATTATTATGATTGGTACATGAAGGAAATACACAATGTCAAATGATAAACACCATGCCATGGCCGAGATGTTGGCCAAGCGTTGTTCAAGTAGGATACTACAAAAAATTGAACTTGAATATAAGGACAGTCCGGTAATTAGCGATAAGTTTCTTGCGTCAACTCCATGTAAGATAATTGGAGCCGGTGTTCATAAAGACTCTATTTTTTGGATCTTAAATAATGACTTTACAATTTGGTCAACACCATCGTCTACTGGTGCATGGAAAGAAGTATCTAATAAACATACTCGTATAAAAATCATATTAGATGATGGCGAGATATGTTATAACGATAGAAGTAAGTCGGTAATATTTGAACTAGTACAGGGAAGAAAAGCTGCACTAGAAAAACTTCAGATGTAATGAAATAATCTGTGAACATTTTCAGTATTTTTGACTACAATAAACATATTCTACAGGAGAAAGAATGTCTGACAACGGTATTACACTAGGCGATCCGGCTATTGCGGAGATCGCCCGCCTTTTACAACTTGCAATTTTATCTGGCACTGATGTGACGGATCATCTACGCACATTTCGATTAGTCATTGAGGACGGTATTGCATATCCACATCCGGATTTTATTGAAAACCTCGAAGAAACAATCAATAAAATGGCTCAAGAAGCCACTCGGTTGAGCGCTGAACGCGCATAGTCTAACTGGCTCTTTTTCTAAGGGGTCGATTTTACGATGTGTTGAGACATGTCTCTTATTAGAAGAGGATGATGCACAAATAAGGTTACCATATCAGGTGACGTGTGTACCTGACGACGTTGGCCTTCTGATTCAGATAGGCGATACAACTGCCTCAATTTTAATGGGAACTAGTTTGCTTATTCTTGATCGATATAGTTACGAGATTGATAGACACTTTGAGGTAATAAATGAATGATATGCTAAAAGATATGTTCGAACTACGAAAAGATTTCATGAGTCGAATTCGTAAAAAAGATGAAAAGTCTTACCCGGAATGGCCAGTTGATGTAAAGAAACGTAAGAACCAACAGGCACTTCGTGAAACAACACTGCGAGGTGTTGAAGAGTTGTTTGAAGCCTTACAGCATTTAAAGAACTGGAAGACACACCGCTCAGACTTAAACGACTTTGATTTTGATAGAGAAGAGTTTTTGGAAGAAATGGTTGATGCATTAAATTACTTCTTCGCAGTCTTGATTATGCTTGGAATCGATGAAACAGAACTGTACTCTTCCTACTTAAAAAAGCATAAAAAGATCCTACAAAGACTTGAAAATAGTACAAAAAGTTGATATAATGACTCATAGGAGGGTATATGGAAGAGAATGTACCAAAACGATTTGTGGGTCTACATGCGCACTCAGGATTTTCAACCTTTGATGGGTTAGGATATCCGCAAGAACATATCGATTTTGTACGTGAAAATGGTATGGATGCATGGGCATTAACTGACCACGGTCATATGAATGCATTTTGTCATGCGTATCTACATGCTGAGAAGCTTAAGGCCTCCGGTGTAGACTTCAAACTTATTCCTGGATGTGAGATGTATGTACATCCAGATCTAGAAGTTTGGCGTTTAGATTATGAAATTAAAAGGGCAGTAAAAAGAGGCGATGAAGAAGCCTTGCAGGTACTTCGGGCACAACGTAAGGAGTTATCAACGTCTCTTCTGGCTGGTACTGATGAAGATAATGCCTCTGCTGATAGCAATTCTGGCGAAGCCGGTTTAACAATTGAAGATGAAGATGCTTCAAAGTCAAGTAAGTTTTATGATCCTATCAAACGCCGCCATCACTTAGTAGTTCTCCCAAAGACCTCTGAGGGTCTCGTAAGACTCTTTGGTTTAGTTTCTAAAGGTTATATCGATGGATTTTATCGCTTCCCACGTGTGGACTATAAGATGCTACGTGAAGCGGCTGAGGGCGATCATCTAATCATCTCGACCGCATGTATCGGTGGACCACTGGCTTATGAAATATTTTCTCACTTTCAAGGGGTCGAGTTTGATGATCTAAAGCCTGAGCTTCTTGACAATGAGCAGGTACTTGAGAAGGTCCTGGTGTCCGTTGCCAACGGCTATCAAATGCTAGCGGATTCGCTAGGTAAGAAGAATGTATACCTCGAACTTCAGTTTAATAAACTAAATGCCCAGCATCTTGTTAATCGTGCATTGCTTGAATTTGCTAGACGCAATGACCTAACATCTCAGCTTATCATCACGTGTGATAGTCATTATGCACACCCGGATCATTGGAAAGAGCGAGAGCTCTATAAGAAGCTTGGGTGGTTAAACTATCGTGAGTTTGATCCATCAAAGTTGCCACAAACTAAAGATGATCTTAAGTGTGAATTGTACCCAAAGAATGCGCAACAGGTGTGGGAAACATATCATGAAACAACTTCTGCATATGATTTCTATAATGATGAAATCATATTCGCAGCGATTGAGCGTACACATGATATTGCCCATAATGTGATTGGTGATATTCAGCCGGATACTGCAATGAAGCTCCCTTCATATGTAATTCCAGAAGGAAAGGGCGAAGATGATGCATTGTTGGAGTTGTGCAAAGCAGGACTAGTTGAGAAGGATCTTCATACAAATCATGAGTATGTAGAAAGATTAAAGATTGAACTTGGTGTAATCCAAGCAAAGAACTTTAGTCGGTATTTTTTAACGATGAAAGCAATCATGGATATTGCTAGGGACCATATGTTTATTGGGCCCGGTCGTGGCTCCGCAGCTGGTTCTTTGGTCGCTTATGTATTGGGGATTACAAACGTTGATCCTATCGAGTATGGACTTTTGTTTGAGCGGTTTCTAAGCGTCCACCGCCAAGGAGCACCTGACATTGATTCAGATATCGGTGATCGCGATTTATTAATTGATTTAATGAAAGAACAATTTGGCGATCATAATGTTGTTCCAATCTCAAACTATAATACATTTAAACTAAAGAGCCTCGTAAAAGATATTTCTCGCTTTTATGGTGTTCCATTTGATGAAGTTAATAAGGCTTTGGCACCGGTGGAGCGAGAGGTCAAGCGGGCGGTCTTTAAAAAGGGAACTGATAAAAACTTATTTGTTCTATTATACGAAGATGCAATAAAGCATAGTAAGACGTTTAGGGATTTTATTGAAAAATACCCAGAAGTTGCTGAACCTATCGAGATTTTATTTAAGCAAAATAAAAGCCTCGGACGGCACGCCGGTGGTGTGATTGTCTCTGAAGATATTGAGAAGCGTATGCCTCTTATTACTGCAAGGGGCGAAGTACAGACACCATGGGTCGAGGGAATGCACTATAAGCATCTTGAGGAACTTGGGTGGATTAAGTTTGATCTTCTTGGGCTCGAAACACTTAGGATCATGGAGCGTTGTATTAGTTTGATTTTGCAACGCAAGGAGGGAATTAAAGATCCTTCTTTTGCACAAGTCAAGGAATGGTTTGATAATCACCTTGATCCTAAGGTGATCGACTTTGATGACCAACATGTTTATGAAAATGTTTATCATGCAGGCAAGTGGGCAGGAATCTTTCAGGCAACTCAGAAAGGTGCGCAGCAATTCTTCATGAAGGGTAAACCAAATAGCATCGTTGGTATTGCAACCCTAACTTCCATCTATCGACCAGGACCTCTCTCGGCTGACGTTCATAAGATTTATTTAGGAGCAAAGGAAGACCCAGCGAATATTGATTATAAACATCCCTTGATCAAGCAAGTACTTGAGCCCACCTTCGGCGCAATCATCTTTCAGGAACAAGTCATGGAACTGTGTAACGTTGTTGCAGGTTTCCCACAAGAAGATTGTGATAAGATTCGTCGTACAATCATGAAGCGATCTGCATCAAAGGCTGATGCGATGAAAGCACAAGCACAAGCATTGGAGAATGCATTTGTTGAAGGCTGTGTTAATAATGGATTGCCCAAAGAACTAGCGTCTGAGTTATATGCGAAGATTCTATTCTTTTCCGGCTATGGATTTAATAAGTCACATGCTGTCTCATACGCAATTGACTCGTATTATTGTGCATGGCTTATGACATATTACGAGGAAGAATGGCTCTGTGCTTATCTCGAGGCAATGTCTAGTAATCCCAAAAAGCGTACTAAGGCTTTTAATGAAATTAGGAAACTAGGCTACAAGACCGTACCCATCGACATTAATCATGCTGAAAGGTCATGGACCATTCTTGATGGTAAGAGATTTATGCCAAGCTTTTTAAGCTGCAAGGGCATTGGTGAAGCTGCAGTCGACGAGATTGTTGAGAATCGCCCCTACCATTCAGTGGATGATTTACTTTGGGATAAGGATGGAAAGTGGAAACACTCTAAGTTCAATAAGCGCACGATGCAATCGCTAATCCGCATTCGGGCATTCGACTCCATGAATATTGTAGGCCCAGATTGCACATTCGAATCTTATAAGCATATGGAAGAAGTTGTTATTAATAATAATTCTGACATTAAAAAGCGTACAAAGCGTGATCCGGAGATCGGTCGTAAGATGTTCAAGCAACATCTTCTAGAATCTTTAGACATTGGGGAATGGTCTAGGATTGAGATGGCTGAACAGCTTGTAGAGTATCTTGGTAGCTGTAATGCATCAAACTTGGTATCCGAATCACTTCTTAGTCGATTCTCTGAAATGAACTTAGTTCCAATTGATGAGTATAACGGTAAGGACATTTATTGGTTTATCGTAACTGGGATGACACCTAAGAAAACAAAGCGTGGGAAACCTTATCTGCTATTAAATGTCGCCGGCGACTCTGGCGTAAATGAAAGAATGTTTATGTGGAATTGGGATAAGCAACTTGCAATTGAAAAATACTCTATCTGTGTGGCTGAAATTGATAAAAGTGATTTCGGTTATGCAACTAGACAACAACGGGTTAAGATTTTAAGATAATTGATAATTTGATCACCGAAGTCGGGATAAAAATTGTAATTCCGCATAGGGCATGTTATTATAATATTATACAAAATGAGGCAAAGAGATGAATATTTTATTGTTAGGAACTGGATACTGGGGCCAAATTTTACAAAAGAATATTGTGGAGCTTTATCCAGATTTTAGTCTTGAAACGTGGGACCCGCGCTTCAATAGTGATGATGATCGAATTAAGAAACTAGTTCGCTCAACGCATGTAGTTATTGCAACACCTGCATTGACTCATTATGAAATTGTAAAGGAATGTCTCCTAGAAAACAAGCATGTCTTTTGTGAAAAACCCTTGGTTTTAAAAAATGAACAGGTGTCCGAGTTATACAAACTAGCGAATAAGAGGGAATTAAAACTACACGTTGATTGGGTTTTTTGTTTTAATCCAGCGATTAAATATCTTAAAGAAAAAATAGAGGAGGGTAGTCTTCCACCACTCCAATCAGCTTTTATGAATCGAATGAATTTAGGACCTGTGCGAAATGATGTGAGTGCCAGGTGGGATTTATTGTCACATGATATTTCAATCTTGCTCTATCTCCTCGGCGATACTCACCACCTGAAGCGCGAGTTCTTTAGTAGAGAAACAACCACTGAATCTCCAGAGCAGGTTCGAGGTACGTCAATAGGTGTAGTTGGAATTTATAATCAGGATGGACTACAGACCGGCACTGCCAGTATTAATACGTCATGGGAGCTTAATCAAAAGGTTCGGGACTGCTGGTTTCAATTTGGGGATCAGGTAGTATACTGGGATGATGCTAAAGGAACGCTGGAAACAGAGGGTGCAGAGATGACGGGTACACATGGTGGCTCCCCTTTGCATAATTCAATTAAGTATTTTATTGAAAATCCTGTAGAGATTGTTAATATGCAAGAAAAACTAACATTAAAAATCACGAGCTTGCTCGAAGAGAACCTATAATTTAAGGAGTCGATATGAAAAAACTAATTGTAATCTTTGGCGCATCAGGCTATGTTGCGACTACTTTCATGAAAAAACATGCTGGTGAATATGATTTCTTACCAGTTTTTGGCCCGAATAGTTTAAAAGATCATGACACATTAGTTGACCCCCCCTTGTCTGTTGACATGTCATTAGACAATATCGGTACACAAATGGATGTGATCGTTGAGCGCCTCCGTACAATGAATAGACCGGTCGGTGGAATCGTGTTTCTTCAAGGAATCAATCCGTCCATTGGCATACAAGACATTGAATATAGCCATTTTATGAAGATGTCAGCTGTTAATTTATTTGGACCGATAGTTGCTGTTAGGGCATTGGCACCACATTGCATTGACGGTGCTAGCGTGAGCTTTGTATCTTCAGTAAGCGTAATGAAAGGTTCATATGATCCTGCCTACTGTTGTTCAAAAACTGCAATATCAGGATTGGTTAAATGCATTAATAATAACTTCGCCAGCCTACGAGCGAATATAGTCGTACCTGGATTAATTGAGGGCTCGCCTGTTCATATGGGTATGACACCTGATTATGTTGCAAAACATATGAACTCGATGAATGGTTCTTTGATAAGGGTCGATGATGTATGCGAGATTTTATGTTCATTTATTCGAAATGAGGGTATGCGAGAAACCGCTATATCATTACACCGAGGAATGAGAGGATAATGAAGATTGGATATAGTTTTTGGGGTTTTCTGGAAAAGTATGAAGACGCCGTCTTTGCCCAAACCCCAGATGGATTAAGACTTTCCAGGCCATTGCTGGTAGATGAACTTCAAAGACGAGGTCATACAGTTTTCTGTATGCAGCAAAAGCGCGAGGCTTTGTCATATCCAAACTCAACATATGCTGATGGTTATTTTCCGGATTTGGATGTACTCTTTGTGGAGTGGCGCTGGCCCACATACAAAAACTTTGGAGAGAAAAAGTTTGAACCTGATTGGGATAGACAGGTTGAACTTTTAGATCACTATACTAATGATGGAACTCGTGTAATTGTATTAGATACGGATCATAAAGTACGTCAAGAAGATGAAGACCGCTGGCCTCATATGGAGATTTGTGATCCCTCTTTTCGCCCTAAGATTCTTACAAAGAAACGCTCATGGATGCCGATCTGGTCTGATTTTAAACCTCTGTTCGAGGCACCTGATTATTCATATTGTTACGGGTATGTAGGAAATCGATACGAGCGAGAAGAGAGTATACAGAAATATTATGGAATTCCATCACAGCAACTAAGGGATAAGGGTGTGCAGACAATCATGTGGGGAAACTGGCTTCAAAAGTCTCCGGAACGAGAAGAGCCTTCAAAGATAATCTCACGTTATTCAACATTATCATTTGGATTGAGAAGGGGATTTTATGAGTCAATGCAAATCTTGAATGGATTTAATGCGACCACACATATCGCAAAGGATGACTATTATAAGACCGGTTATGTATCACCTCGGGTATTTGAGGCTCTCCAATGTGGGGTCCCGGCCTTAGTTCCTGTTGAGCATGAAGTACTTCATTGTTTGGGTGATGATTGGATTGTGCATACATCTGATGATGTGGTTGATAAGGTAAGCTATCTAAGTAAGCTTTCTAAAAGCCAACGTGAAAATGTCGTTAAGCAACAGCTTGAAGGATTAATGTCCTTTGCTGACTTTACGGTTACAGGGGTAGCTAACTTTATTGAAGGGCAGTAAGATGAGCATTAAACATATCGTAATTGAGGGAACGGACCAGTGTGGAAAAACCGAGATTGCAAAAGAGCTAGCATCTCGCCTTGGAATGGTTTACTTTAAGAATCGCGTTGAGTGGAAAGTTTTTGATGATAATCCGGAAAAAGCATTTGATGGAATCGTGAGATTTGGTGACCCAATGCTATTGGACTTTATTGATCAATCAGGTAGTAAGGTGATTTTTGATCGAGCCTGGCCTTCGGAATGGGTGTATAGTAATGTATTCAATAGAGAGAGTTTTACAGAAGGTGTTCGTTCTCTAGATAATTGGCACGCTCTTAACAATACACATATCATAATTTGTACACGAAAAAATCTAAAAGTGGATGACCTATTTCCAGAAAAACTCAATCTAAAGAGAGTAAAGGAAATAGATAGTGAATATCGAGAATTTGCCAAATGGACGAACTGCAAGTGCCACTTCCTTTCAGTTGATGATGAAAATCTAGATCGAGAAATCGATGAAATTTTGGATTTTTTAGATGATAATCAACAGGTCGCAATATGAAAAAAGCATATACTCATTTTGGGAGAAACAATGAGAACGTTTAAGGATTTTACTAGCGCGTATCTTTATTTGGCTGAAGAGATTCGTGATGACTATGACTATATTTCTTCGCCTCGAGGCATGAAGGTGAAGGAAAAGCTTGGGATTCGATTTGAAATAACAAATCCTCGACACAGAATTCCATATGTTCCAGCTAGAAAGTTTAAGATTCAATATATGATTGCTGAAACACTTTGGTACTTAAGCGGAAACAACGAGACTAAATGGATTTCCAATTATGCTCCATTCTGGAAAGACATTAGTGATGATGGTACAACTGCCAACAGCGCATATGGCGCAAGGATCTTTGGTCCGCACCCTCGTATATCATCAGGAAACTTAAACCAATGGGAATATGTTGTTAATGAGTTGCGCAATGATCCGGACTCTCGGCGTGCTATGATTCATATTAGGACTCCAGACGATAGTATTATTGGAGCAAAAGATGTACCCTGCACAATCGCCCTACAGTTTTTTATTAGAGATAATAAGCTCCACCAAGTTGCCACCATGCGTTCAAGTGATTTAGTTTTAGGAATTTCATATGATGTTCCTGCTTTTACATTCTTACAAGAACTAATGGCTAATGAGCTTGGGGTAGAGTTGGGTACGTATATCCATGTTTCAAACTCATTGCATGTATATGAACGTCATTTTGAGATGTTAGATGAGATCCTTGATAAACACTCATCTGCAACCAGCACGTTAATGAGTCATACACGTGGGCAAATGAACCCAATGCCACAAACACAGGCAACATCGGAGCTATTCGCATTTGAGGCGCTGATACGTGAGTGTTCCGATGTAGCCGAAATCAACGCTGCGTTAGCAACCACTAAACATTTAGATGAATATTGGATTGATTGGGCTTACATCTTGGCAGCGCACAGGGCAGGAAAATTAGGGTTTAAGAGTGTAGCGAGAGCAATGATGTACGGTGTTTCAGAGCAGTTGCGACCGGTAAGGGGATAGGATGAGAGTTTTAGTTACAGGTGGTTGCGGATTTATAGGAAGC